GATTTCCTAGCAACAAACTTGACTACATTGCACAGCGCCTCGGTCTTGGTAAAAAGACAGCACACGAAGGCTATCAGCTTTGGGTTAAGTGCATGAACAAAGACCCCGTTGCTTGGAAGGTAATGGAAAAGTACAATAAGCAAGATGTGGTTTTATTGGAGAAAGTCTATGATCGTCTGCTCCCTTGGATTAAGTCTCATCCTAATCATAACCTCTACGGAGGTGACGGTTGCCCCAACTGCGGTAGCCATAGACTGCAAAAACGTGGATTCTCCTACACAACCACAGGAACCTTCCAAAGATTCCAATGCACGAATTGTGGAAGTTGGTCCAAATCCACCAAAGCAATAAAGGAGCACGCCGATGTCGCAGCAGCAACATAAAACATTAGGCGAGTACATAGCAACAAAGCAAATAGGAGGAAACCACTATAAAACAGCAATCCAGCCTTGGGATGTGTTCCTAGATTGGGAACTTGATCCCTGGCTCTGTAATGTGATAAAGTATGTGCAGCGGCACAATAGAAAGAACGGCATTGAGGACTTAAAGAAGGCACAGCACTATCTGGAGTTTGCAATCGCTAATTACGATAAGATTAAAGAAATTTATTATAAGGGGTAGGTATGTCGTTAACACTGAGGGACATAATGGAAAGGATGGCGAGACTTGATGAAATAACGCTATTGGAGGTGCTAGATATATCGTCAGAAGAAATAGTAGAGAGATTCGCTGATAAGATTGAGAACAAGTTTGATGAATTGGAGATTGACCTAGATGAATAACTACTCAGAATTTATTGCTAAAAGCCGTTACAGTCGTTTTCTGTCCGATGTTGGCAGGCGTGAACATTGGAATGAGACAGTAGCTAGGTATTGTGCTTTCATAGACAACCACTTGAAAGAGAAGCACGACTACAAGATGCCTGATGCGCTGTATGATGAAATCAAAAACGCTATCCTAAACTTGGAAGTGATGCCATCCATGCGTGCTATTATGACCGCTGGCAAGGCACTGGAGCGAGACAATACCGCTGGCTACAATTGCAGCTATCTGCCCATCGATGACCCAAAGGCATTCGATGAGGCCATGTACATCCTACTCTGTGGCACTGGAGTAGGCTTTTCTGTGGAGCACAAATATGTTGATCAATTACCTGAAGTCCCAGACCAGTTGTTTGATTCTGAAACTGTTATTTCTGTTGCAGATTCGAAAGAAGGATGGGCAAAGGCATTACGCCAACTCATCGCTTTACTATACTCTGGGGAAGTGGCAAGGTACGACCTTTCCAGAATTAGACCTGCAGGAGCCAGGCTCAAAACCTTTGGAGGACGTGCCTCTGGACCAGGACCTCTGGATGAACTTTTTAAATTCACTACTGCCAAATTTAGAGCAGCCGCAGGTAGGAAACTTACATCACTCGAATGTCATGATATTCTCTGCAAGATCGGGGAAGTTGTTGTTGTGGGTGGGGTACGAAGATCAGCAATGATCTCTTTGTCAGACTTAGAAGACGATAGGATGCGAAATGCAAAATCAGGACAATGGTGGGAACAAAACGGACAACGAGCATTGGCTAACAACTCAGCAACTTACAATACTAAACCAGATATTGGACAGTTTCTCCAAGAATGGACAAGCTTATACAACAGTCATTCTGGAGAGCGCGGAATCTTCTCACGAGCCGCAAGTAAGAGTCAAGCTGCAAAGAACGGTAGGCGCGATGCGAATTATGACTTCGGTACTAACCCCTGTAGCGAAATCATACTACGACCCTACCAGTTTTGTAACCTCACAGAAGTTGTGGTCAGAGCAGAGGACACTGTAGAGTCGCTGGCACGCAAGGTACGTATTGCCACTATCTTGGGGACATTCCAGTCTACGCTGACACACTTTCCGTATCTGCGGAAGATTTGGCAGAAGAACACAGAAGATGAGCGCCTCTTAGGTGTTAGCCTAACAGGTATCTTAGATAATCACTGGATGGGAGAGGTTTGTGAAAGCACTGCGGAAAATCTTAAACAGCTACGAAGCATCGCCATTGATGCCAATTCTGAGTTTGCAGATAGTCTGGGCATCCCTAGGTCTACTGCTATCACTTGTGTCAAGCCTAGCGGCACTGTGTCTCAACTTGTTGATTCTGCCTCTGGTATTCATGCTCGACATAGTAGCTATTACATACGCCGTGTTCGTGGAGATAAGAAAGATCCTCTCTCGACATTCCTGACTGTTGCTGGCGTGCCTGCAGAAGATTGCGTAATGCGACCAGACAGCACAGTAGTCTTCTCATTTCCGATGAAGGCTCCAGAAGGAGCACGGTTGCGTGACGATCTAACAGCATTGCAGCACCTCGATCTTTGGTTGATGTATCAGCGCCACTGGTGCGAACATAAGCCGTCAGTGACCATTAGTGTCAAAGAAGATGAGTGGATGGATGTTGGCGCATGGGTATGGCGACACTTTGATGAGGTTTCTGGTGTGTCTTTCCTGCCTTGGGATGGTGGTACTTATAGGCAAGCACCGTATGAGGAATGCTCTAAAGAGGTCTATGAAGAACTGCTGTCGAAGATGCCTGCACACATTGACTGGAATCTACTTAGCGAGAAGGACGATAATGTCGAAGGCGCTCAAACTCTAGCCTGCGTTGCAGGCCACTGCGAGATCTAATATGGAAATTGATATTTACTTAATCAGCGGTATGATGTTTGGAATTGAATTTGTGCCAGATTATGAAGGCACGAAAGCAGTGGTTGTTGACCTGTTTATAATTAGGTTTATGTTTTTCTGGTAGTCTAGGTTTGAGCCTCTTCGGAGGCTCTTTTTTTTAACCTGACAGATACAATGCCATCTCGTCTTTACGGCGCTTCAGAAGGCCTGGAAGAACCTTACCACCAGCTTTAGACCAATCTAAGAACTTCTCAGCAGCGGCCTCATATTCGCCCCTATTGTGGAGCATTCTTATTGTAGAGCGTTGGAGATTGCCGAGGCCAACATTGAAAGAGAAGGAAACGAGGCTGTCAAACCGAGGCTGAGTAAGACCAGTAGGACACAATCGTAGTACGCCTCGCTCAAACGTAGCCAAATCGTTGGCGAGGATTGCATCGACTTCATCCATTGATAAGACTCTGTCCCAACCTTGGGGAATTGGTAAATTTCTGCGTTCATCTAGTTTAACTCCAATGTGGCTAGGATCAATAACGTGGCCTACTCCAACGGTCCACAAAAGTGCAGGACAGCGGTAAGGCTTTGTCCTAACACCTTCGTGATGACGAATCATGTGAATACATTCTTGCGAGACTTTCATTTCTTAAACGACTGTGACCCGAACCAAAACGCTATCACAGATGAGAAAATTATGGCACTGTCCTCATCCCAGAGTATAGACATTGCTTGGTCAAACGGCACACCAGTCTTCCATGCGTAAAAGAAGCCAAAGATGTTCACAAACAGAAGCATACAGAACATACCGTAGGTAATTACTGGCCGAACAGAGGCACGCATATTCGTAACCCACTGTGATGCGCCTTTACCGATCTCGATGTCGTGTGCATACAATGCCTGTCTTTCCTGCACTGCTGTCTGCATAGCCACCTGCTCTGTGCGTATCTCTTCTACTCTAGCCTGAGCAGCAAAACCTAGCTGCAACATCTGCATTTCACGCTCAGTCTGCATTCTTGCTAAATCAAGTTCATGCGACTTATCTGACCGATCTTGGAAGAAATCAAGGATCTTGGGCAGACCGCCCATCAAGAAAGAGATTAAAGTAGATAGTAGTGTAATCATTACATAAGCCCCATCATTTTAAAGATTCCGTACACAACAGTTGATGCTACAATAATCCATAACATCTCACGCCTAGTTTCCATGCGTTTCCGATACATTTCGTCAGTAAGTTCCAGATGTTGTTTACGCATCTGTGTTATAAGAGATTTAACTTCGGAGACAGCGGATTTACCGTATTGTTGCTCTATTTGTCGGTACATATCCGCTTCTGCTTCACGAATCTGCCTAATGATTTTATATTCCTCATAGGCGTTCATGAACATCATGTCTCCACGGCGTTCAATCTGTTGTTGTTTGCGCTTCCAGGCAACACGAGCCTTTGCTTCCTCGTCCAAGAAAGCATTTACTTCTTTTGCTGTTTCCTTTATTTCACGGCCTACAGCAACGGCTTCTTTGATACCCCCTAGCGCAGCTCTTGCGGTGGCTGCTGGATCAGACATATTTACTCTGCTGGTTGTTGTTGCTCTAGATTTTTTAAATAGTCTTCTAGATTTATTTTATTTGAAGGCGTAGTTGGTTGTTGTGCTGATGGAGGATTAAATATAGAATTTATTTCGTTAATATAATCTA